AAACATTTGCGAAACCTACGCAAACTTAGATACGGAAATATTTGAAACAATGTCTTATTTTGAAGCCTAAAAATAATAAATTGAAAAGAGTTAAAACAAAATTTTGTAAATAATAATTAAAAATTTAATAAACATTAAAATCAACATAATTTTTGCCACTCCAATATATTCCGTATAACTCAAGATGTACTTGAGCATATGAGTCATATGTCAAATCCTCAACAACAGTTCCAAAAGCATTTTCTTGCTCTTCTCTCCAGATGTTCTGAATTCGCACATGCAACATATCGTAGAATTTCCTATCGTGCAACGATGCTTCCCGCATTGCGCCTCTAGCATTTTCTGCAAAAGCTGCAAACTGGTCGTCTTTCCTATGTACATAACATAAAGCATTCACTATACTGGTCTTGGCCAGAGGAGCTATAATCTTGGTGTTATCAATTGGATGTACAACAAATTTTCTTTTGAGAAATTCTAAATCAGCAATGTTTTTGAGACCAAAGTTCGTATCTTTTTGTCCAGTTGTTACTTTCATACCATGATCCAATATCATAGCAATTAACTCACTACATAAAAATTCTTTACAATCATTAGAGAGAGCTCCGATAAAGTCATCACCATATAGAAAACATATAACATGTTTCCTAAAATATGCAAAACTTGCTTTCACATAATCTTTCTTGACTTTTATCCAGAAGCTTCTCCAAAGATAGTAGAACCATAATAAATGAGCACCACTATTAATTGGAGCAGTTACAGTACAACCTGACGCTACGCCTTTCCACTTTTGTCTCAGGATATTCTTCACAACAATGGGAGTTCTTACAATATATTCCGCAATCATCTCACGTACAATCTTGTCTTCCTCAGAATAATTCTCATCATTCTTCTCATACCAATCATTGACTACTTCCATGAATCCCTCTACAAATTCACCTGGTAGAAATTGATCCCAATTCGTATAATCCAAATCAAAAACATTGTTGTTACCAAACTTTACCAGTTGCGGATATAATTCCGAATACTGGGTGAAGGGGTTGATACCGACTGCAATATACTCATCCGGCACATTCGCTTGAACATGTTCAAAGAAAGCACTTGTGTACTTT